ATACAAACCCGAATATTGCGAGCAGGTCATCAAGCTCGGGCGAGAGGGAATGAGCGTCGTCGAGATGGCTTGCGCTATCGGCGTCCATAGAGAGACGATCGAGCAGAATTGGCCGGAGCATTTTCCCGAATTTTCCGAAGCCTTTGCGCGCGCGAAACTGGAATCTCAGGCGTGGTGGGAACGGACGGGCCGTGAAGGTATGTTGGGCAAGAGCATCGATGCTGCAATCTACAGCCGGTCGATGGCCGCTCGCTTCCCGCATGACTGGCGTGAGAAGCAGCTGATCGGCTCGGACCCCGACAATCCGTTGCCTTCGGGCTTCGTGGTGAAACTCCACAAGGGCGACGATGCGTGAAATCGACCTACCTGCCTATGCCAACGACCTCTGGCAGCCGTTCCGTCATCTGGCGTGGTATGGAGGCCGTGGAGGAGCGAAGTCGCGGAGTGTCGCGACTGGGCTCGTCCTGCAGTCGTGCGAGCGGCATGAACGCATCCTGTGCGGCCGTGAGTTCCAGAAAAGCATCCGCGATTCATCGAAGCGCCTGATCGACGACGAGATTGATCGTCTCGGACTGAGGTCTGCGTTCCAAAGCACCGAGACCGAGATCAGGGGCCCGAACGACAGCCTGTTCCTTTTTGCAGGAATCCGGGGCAACGCATCGGGCCTCAAGTCGATGGAGGGCCTGACCGTATTCTGGGGCGATGAGGCGCAGGCGTTCAGCCAGCCCAGCATCGACACGATCATCCCAACGATCCGCCGCGAAGGCTCAAGGCTGATCTGGACGTGGAACCCCGACCTTCCGACCGATCCAGTCGATGCGATGTTCCGCGGCAATCATTTGGACGAAGACAATCGCGCCGGGTTCGAGCCACCGCCAAACAGCATCGTTCGCGAGGTCAATCACTGCGACAACAAGTGGTTTCCGGATGTGCTGAGGACGGAGATGGAGTTCGTCCGGGGCCGCGACTTCGACAAGTTCAACCATGTGTGGATGGGGCAGTACCGGGCAAATTCGGAAGCGCGCGTGTTCAAGAACTGGACGGTGGAAGAGTTCGAGAGTTCGCCCGGAGCCGAGTTCAGGCTTGGCGCCGACTTCGGCTATTCGATCGATCCCTCCTGTGCGGTCAGGTGCTACATCGACGGGCGGCAGCTGTTCGTCGACCATGAGGCGTGGGGGCTCCAGGTCGAGATCGTCGATCTGCCAGCGCTGTTCATGACAATCCCCGAAGGCGAGAAATACTGGATGACGGCGGACTCGTCGCGCCCGGAGACGATCAGCCACTTGCGCAACAACGGCTTCCCGAGGATTGCGCCCGCGCTCAAGGGGCCGCGCAGCGTCGAGGAGGGAATCGAGTTCCTCAAGAGCTATGACCTCGTCGTCCATCCGCGCTGCCAGCATTTGATCGACGAGCTCACGCACTACAGCTACAAGGTCGACAGCCTGACCGGCCAAGTGACCGCGATCCTAGCCGACAAGGACAACCACATGATCGACGCCTTGCGCTATGCGGTCGAGGGGGCGAGGCGGGCATTGAACGCAGCCCCTCAGCATATGACGGTGACGATCCCGACTCTCGCCCTTCGCCGCGCCTGAGAAGAACTGTTCAATCGTTAGCGCATAGCCTCAAGCGGTAATCCTTGCCGCATGGCGACCGCTCCCTACGCAGCGAACGATGATCCGGACGAGGAAGCCGAAAGCTCGACCGACGATCTAAATGAAGTCTTCGAGCGGGCGCAGCGCAGGTTCACGCTCGCCGTCCTTCCGCAACTGGAGATGAGGTCTCTCGCTTTGATGGCGCGGCGGTTCGTCTCCATTCCCGGCGCCCAGTGGGAGGGCGACTTCGGCGATGTCTTCGACAATGCGATCAAGGTCGAGATCAACCTGACCCGTGACGGGCTGGAGAAAATCTACCGCGACTATAACGAGAACCGCGTCGTTCCCGACTTCCGCCCCGCCGGCGGCAAGGGCGACGAGCAGTCGGCCGATACGCTGGATGGCCTGCACCGCGCCGACAGCTATTGCTTCAAGTCGCAGCAGGCTCGCGACAATGCGTTCATCGAAGGAACGGCGGGAGGGTTCGGTGCTTACCGGCTGACGAACGAATGGGCCGATCCTTACGACAAGGATTCCGACCATCAGCGGATCAATCCGGGCCAGATCATCGTCGACGCGGACCAGCGGGTGTTCTTCGATCCGAACTCGAGGCTCTACGACAAGGCCGATGCGGATTACGGGTTCGTCATCACCGCCAAGGCGAGAGAGACGTTCGAAGACGAATATGAGGGTGCGATCGCCGACTGGCCGCAGCCGGTTATCGATCCACCTTACGACTGGTTCCGGCCCGACGTCGTCAAGGTCGCGGAATATTACGAGGTCGAGGACGTAACCGAGAAGCTCCTGATCCTGACGCACCGGCTGTCGGGCGAGGAGCAACGGTTCTGGGAAAGCGAACTGGAGGGCTCCGAACTCGCCGAGATGAAGGCAATGGGGTGGAAGGTCTCGTCGCGCTCGATGAAGCGACGGCGAATCCACAAGTACGTCATGTCGGGAGCCGAAGTCCTTGCCGACAAGGGCTATATCTGCGGCGACCGAATCCCCGTCTGCCCCTATTACGGCAAGCGCTCCTTCATCGACGGAATCGAGCGGTTTGAAGGCTACGTCCAGGGCAAGATGGACATTCAGCGCGCCTACAACGCGGCGATGTCCAAGCTGATGGAGACGAGCGCCCAGTCTCCGCGTCAAATCCCGATCTTCGCGGCGCAGCAGATGCCGCCCAATCTCGCCACCCTGTGGTCGCGGCAGGTCGCCGACCGCCATGCTTACGCTCTGGTTGAGCCGCTGCTTGATCCGGCGTCTGGACAGATCGTGGCCGCCGGGCCAATCGGCACGGTTCCTCCGGCGCAGATCGATCCCGCGACCGCAGCCGTCATCCAGCTGACCCGCAACGATTTGACTTACGACCAGCAGGACGGCTCCGACGAGGTCAAGGCGAACACATCTGCCGATGCAATGGACTTCGCCGCAACCCGCGTCGATGCGAAGTCGGGCATCTACCTCGATAACTGGGCGCAGACGGTCCAGTGCGAGGGAGAAATCTATCTCGGAATGGCACCCGACATCTATTTCGAGCCGGGACGAACGGTCGAGACGATGACCGAGGACGGCAACGACGGCATAGCCGAGCTCGTCCAGCCCTATACCAACGACAACGGCGCGTTCGGCTATCTGAACGACTTCTCGCGCGGTGCCTACAAGGTGGTCGTCGACGTCACCGAGGCGACGGCCACCCGCCGCGACAAGACGGTCAAATCCTGCATCGCTATTGCCGAAGGGTTCGAGGCTCTGGATCCGGAACTGGCGCTCGCGGCCGGGTTGACCGCGATTTCGAACATGGACGGCGAAGGGATGACCGATCTGCAGAAGTTCGCCCGCAAGAAAGGGCTAATGGCAGGACTGTTCGAACCGACCAAGGAGGAGCAGCAGCAGCTTCAACAGATAGCTGCCGAGGCCCAGCAGCAGCCGCCGAGTCCGCAGGATCAACTGGTCGCGGCCAAGATCGACGAGACGCAGGCCAGCGCGACCGACAAGAAAACGCATGCGGTGCTGAACCTCGCCCAGGCGCATGTGACCGCGGCCGGCGAGGATGCGACACCGGAAAGCCCGGTCGAGACCATCGGCAAGCTTGCGGACGCACACAAGGACGTTGCCGAGGCGGAGCAGATCAAGGCCGAGACCCAGCATCTTCCGCAAAAGCTCGAAATCGAAAGCCTGAACGCGAAGGCGAACCTCGCAAAAGTGCATCAGGGACGGCTGGCGGCATTCAGGGACTTCTTCAACCGGAGGGGATGATGGCAAAGCTGACGACGAAGCGCAGGAAGGCCCTGCCCAAAAGCGATTTCGGGATGCCTGGGAAGAGGGCTTATCCGATCAACGATAAGCGTCATGCCGCGAACGCGAAGGCTCGCGCCGCCCAGCAATACAAGAAGGGCAAGCTCTCCGCATCGGCAAAAGCGAAGATCGACGCCAAGGCGAACAAGAAGCTCGGCAAGAAGAAGCGCGGCAAATGACCGCGAACCCGGTCGTTCGCGTTCTCGACGCGGAGCCTGCGGTCTCTCCGGACGTGATCGAAGTGCTGACCCAGGTGTGCAAGCTCGTAGAGGAGGACAGGGTATCCAGCGTTGCAATCGCATTCGTCTATCGCGACGGCAGTTGCGGCCATGCCTGCTCGACTCCGCCAAGTTGGTCGTGCCTGATCGGCGCAATTACGCGGATGCTGCACACCCTGCTCAGGGTTGCCGACGAAGAGTAGCATGGCAGCGCAGCCAGACATTCACGCAGTCAGCATCGGCTTGGCTCTGGCAGACAACTGACGGCCAGAGTATCCCAATCACGAATTGGTTCATCGGCGACGGCGGCGACTGCCCATGCGGCCCTTATGAGGCGGATCAGGCTGTCGCGGGCCCGGATAGCGACGGAAAATGGTATCGGATCGACCTGTCGGCATTCACGGAGCGCACGAACTAGCCAGAACTGTTCAATCCGCCGTTTCCGCCGCCTCGTATAGTTTCACCATGCTATGGAAACCGTCACCCTCGGCAATCGCAGGCATTTCGACGCTGACGGGCTGAGCGAGGCCGAACGCGCTCCACATGAGGGGCTGATCGCGCAAGCCGAATCCTTCACCGCCGCGAGAAGCGAGCTCGAAGTTCTGTTCCCGCATCACTGGGCCGAACTGGCTCTCGACAAGATGCGCGTTCCCCT